ATACATTGTCATTTCATGGTCATTGTTTACAGGTAATAAAACTATATCAGATTGTCTTACAAACTCACCTTGTGTTTTAAAATCCCAAAATATAGGACCCTCATTTGATATTATTTTTAAATCTACATTTTTTAAATTTATATTTGACCAATTAATTTGTTTTAAATTACCAGCACTACCATAATATACTGCATTTAATCTAGCAGGATTAGGTTCAAACTTTATAGGTTCTTCATCTCTTTCAGTAGGGTCAGGTATAACAAATACCTCTTTATTAATTTTTGATTCTATAAGTTCTTTTAATCTATAACAAGTTGTAGTTATTGCCGTAGCAGTTCTATTTGTGTTTGACCATAATTTTTCTAACATAGGCCATTTGTTATCGCAAATATCATGTATGTATCTAATACCATTATCTCTTAAATGGTCAACATGAAACTCATTATGTATTCTACCTAAAACAACTATATCATCTTTTGTTGCTTCACCTAAATTAGTAATACATTTACCAACAAGTCTTGCTCTTGACCTATAAGAGTAAGGTTCTATTTTGCCTTTTCTATCTGGTGTCAAAAATTTTAACATAATAAACTATTAAATATACTTTTCATCATTCTATCAAAGCCTGTTTCTCTTTGTTTTGATGTTAAATGTATTTGAGAAGGCCACTTTAAATGGTCTGCAACTGTACAAATTGATAATGCTTCTTTTTTAAATTTATGAGCTAACGCATATAAAATATGAGTTTCCATTTCTACTGCAAGAGTACCTAGTTTTTCTTGTTCTTTCCACCAATCTTCATTTGGATTATAAAACCAATCACTTGACATTATAGGACCTGCATATGCGATAGATGAATATAAACCCATATAACTTTGTAATAAATGTGGTGTCGCTGAAGGACAAAATGTACCATTTATAAAATTACTTGTCATTGCATTATCTGTATGAGCTGTAGAAGCTACAACTAAATCACCAACTTTTATATCATCACGAATACCACCACAACTACCTACTCTAATTATTGTTTGTACATCATATACATTATAAAGTTCATGTATATAAATGGCATTCGAAGCCATACCCATACCACCACCTTGTACTGATACAAGTCTTTTACTATCGTTCCAATGTAAGTATCCAGTAAACCCTAGCATATTTCTTACACTATTAACTTGTTTAACTTCGTCTAGGTAAGTATCTGCAATCCATTTTGCTCTTAATGGGTCGCCTGGTAATAATACTATATCTGAATAATCTCCTTTTTTAGCTTCTAAGTGTGGCGTCATATATTTCCTTCCAATTTTTTACTCTTGGTCCTGTCCAACCCTCACGATTATAAGGCCAATCCATAAGTATGGTATTTAAACCTACTTCTTTTCCGTCATTTGCATAATCTATTCTATCTTCTATCCATAGATAATTTGTATCTCTATATTTTTCTAGTATATCTTTTTTAGGTTTTCTAAAATCACCTGAACAATAGATATCATCAAACACATCACCAAAAAGGTGTTGTAAATTAATCTTTCTTAATCTATGGGAATATTTGTCTTTACCAATCATTGTAACTACATCAAATCTCCAACCTTCTCGACCTAATCTTGTTACATATTCAACACTATCTTTAAATGCTGGTATAAAACCCAATGCACCAGTTTGATTAAACTCATGCACTTTATCTAATGCTTCGTTCTCTGGTATACCGTATCGTTTTGATTGAGAAAAATGATGGTCTGTATTTGGTAATCTAAAATAACCTTGTTCTCTCATCCAGACATCAAAAGCAAATGCCCAATCTAAAAGAACACCATCACAATCAGTTACTATCTTTTTCATAATCTATTAATAATCTCCTAATTTCAGGCCATGTGCCTAGGTCAATGTAGTCTGCGACTTCAATTACTTTACTACCAAATATTGGTGTTTGTGTTATTTCGTTTATTATATGTTTCTGTTTAAGTGTAGATTTCTCCATAAAATTTATACACTCATGGAAGTTTCTTTTTCTAAATGCAAAAGCGCACCAAAAAGAATTATAATAATCAACTCTGTCAGTAGGTTTATCTTCATACTCTACAACATTACCCTCTTTGTTTACATAGATTGCACCTTTTGTTTTTAAAACTTCTTTGTCTTCTTCTTTCTTTATTAGAAAACTAAATCCTGTTTCATTCAATGCCTCTGTAACTAGAGAATATAAATCTTTACCTGGTTGTAACTTCATCAAAGTATCTGGTAATAATACTAGATTGTGTTCACCAAATACATGATAGGCACTTTTGATTGCACCTGTATATTCTTTCTCACTAGGGTTTTGAAATACAAATGATATATTAAATCTGTCTTTATACTTTGAAAGATATTTAATTAAGTCTGTTTTATCTTCATTAATTACAACTATAAACTCTACTTGATTTCTACCATAGTCTTTGAAAAAATTAAAACAATTATCAATTAAAGCATTGTCATTATCTAATCTTAATATTTCTTTAGGGTATGGTAAATTTAATCTTGTACCTTTTCCTGCTGATGGTAATATTACTGTTAACTTCATTTGCAAAATCTTTTTAGTGCCTCTAATTTTTTATCGTGTGGCCATGCCTGTGCTGTTCTAGCAGTTATCCAATAAGCATGAGGTGGTAATGTAGTTTCTGTTTCGAATTTATCTTTTATTTGATGTTCACACAAACATAACTCTTGTTCTAAGTTTTCCATTTGCCACATATTCATTTCGTGGTCTGTATCTGGTGGACTTTTTAACATCTTTACTGCCTGGTCTACAACCTTTTTTGCAGCCTCAGGTGTAAATATGGCAGCTGATACTCCACCTAGTTTAGTTGTTGTGTGAGGTTTTTCTCTTTGAACACGCCATTGTGCTTTTACTTTTGTCGGTAGTTCTTGTTCTTTTACAGGTAAACAATTAATTTGTGTTTCTAAAATGTTTTGTTGATAAAGATATGGTAAGTATAACCATCTCAATAAGTAAAAATGATTTCTCGTAGGGTTTTCTGGAAAGAATTCTGTTATGTCATTGAAGTCTATATAATTA